AACAGGCGGGGGTAGATATTGTTGCAAAACAAAAACCAGTTAAGTTAAACATAGATGGTGTAGAAGTTACAGGAACATTAGATTTAATTATACGAGATGAATTAGGACAAGAGAAAGTTTGGGATATAAAATCCGCTAGTGATTGGGCATTTAAATATAAATACACAGGTTACGGTGGGTACGATAAAATAAAAGAAGATGATCCTTTTGGTTATATTATGCAAGGACATCTGTACGGGGAAGCAACAGGTTTACCGTTTGGCGGGTGGATAGCTATCAATAAATCTAGTGGAGAGGTAGCAGTGGTTGAAGCACCCGAATGGCAAGATGAAGATAGAAAAGAATATTTACAAGATGCAAAAGAAAGAGTACAAATATTAAGACGACCAGATAAAGAGTTTATTGTTCCTTACAAAGATACGTTTGAGACATATAGACACAAAGGGGAAGATGTTAGAACTGGAAATAAGATGTTACCAAAACCATGTAATATGTGTGGGTTCAAAAAACATTGTTGGAAAAATGCAGAGTTGCACAACAAAGTTACATCCCGAGCAAAATATCCACCTCAAGCGTGGTATTCAAAATTAAAAAAGAAAGTAATATGATATGTCAATTATATACATGCACGATTACCACACAGAGTTTTTGGAACACAATGAGAATTTGTACCATGTTTATTTAGAATCCCATCGAGAGATGGGGGGTGGTAGAGATGTCGTTTTCTTACGTCAGCATGAAAGAGGTATTCCCCTTACTCTTCGTGAAAACTTTTCGGAAAACGGCACTCTTACCTCTGCTACAGAACAAAGAGATATAATGAAAGTAGAAAATGAGTTTCAAGCAATTAGTCAAGCAATAAGTTATGGAAAGATAGTATGCCTACCGATGTACCCATTAACAAAAGAAATTATCACATTAGAAAAACAATCCCTAAAACTGGCAGGGTACATCAAAAAACGAATGGAATCATTAAACTTGCGGATGAGATTAAAGAAATGAAAAGATTAAAATATAGGTCACAATTTGAATTAAAGTTGGCAAAAACATTAGCAGAAAATAAAATAAAGTTTGAGTATGAATCAAAGAAGTTTCTTTACGTTCCTAAAGTAAGAACATACACACCAGACTTTTATTTACCAGATGTAAATATATTTATCGAAGCAAAAGGACATCTTGATAAAGCAGACAGAGTAAAGATGGTTCTTGTGAAAGAACAACACAAAGACTTGGATATTCGTTTTGTGTTTATGAACGCACGAAATAAAATATATAGAGGAAGTAGAACAACCTACGCTGATTGGTGTAATAGATACGATTTTCGTTGGGCAGAAAAAAAGATACCTGAGGAGTGGTTTAAAAATGGATGAAAAAGAATTAAAAAAGAAAATGAAAGAAATGAATTTACAAAAAGGTCATTACTATATTATACTTTCAGACCTTGATGAAGATAAATTTAACATGATTGCGTATGATACAACTGGGAATACTTATGATAGTGAGTCTGATCATACTGTGGGGTCTATCACTCACGAAGGATTAGTTGCATTACTTAGACATCGTGGTGATGATATTTTCAACGTAGGGATGGGAGAGTTGTCTATTAAATATGCAACCCAAAGATTGTTTGATGAGGTGCATGATGATACTGGTAAAAAAATAGAATATAAAGATAATATAATTAAAGTTGACTTTGGGAGTGAACATTGATATGAAATACAGACAGATGATAAGAGATGAATACAGGAAGGTAGGCAAACAAATGAAAAACGGACAACTTGAACTTAATCTTCACAGAGACATGGAAGATATGGTAAACCACCCACCCCATTACAACACGGCAGGCATTGAAACAATAGATGCAATTAGGGCGGCCACGAATGAAGGTTTTGAATATTATGCTCAAGGAAACGTATTGAAGTATGTTTGGAGATATAGATATAAGAATGGGTCAGAGGATCTTGAGAAAGCACTGTGGTATTTAAAAGAAATGATTAAGACAGTAAAAAAATTAGAGGAGAGTGATAATGTCAATATCAAATAGCTTACCTACCTCTTATCAACAGTTTATACATAAATCACGTTATGCAAGATGGCTTGATGAAGAAAGTCGTAGAGAGAATTGGGATGAGACAGTAGACCGTTATGTTTCGTTTATGGAAAAATCTTTGAAGCAAAATCACAACTACAATATATCTAAAGCAGACAAAACAATAATTACAGAGTACATAACAAATCTATCTGTAATGCCATCGATGAGAGCATTGATGACGGCAGGTGAAGCTTTAGAACGGGATAACGTATGTGGTTACAATTGCAGTTATCTTCCTGTAGATAGTCCACGTTCATTTGATGAAGCGATGTACATACTTATGTGTGGCACGGGTGTAGGGTTTTCTGTAGAACGAGAAAACGTAGATAAATTACCCGTGATTAGTGAATGTATGCAAAAGTCTGATGTAGTTATTGTCGTAGATGATAGTAAAGTAGGTTGGGCAAAAGCTTATCGTGAGTTAGTTGCTTTGCTTTATTCAGGAATGATACCGAGTTGGGATGTGTCTAAGATACGACCTGCAGGTGCAAGACTTAAAGTTATGGGGGGTAGAGCATCAGGTGCAGACCCACTAGTTAATTTGTTTGAGTTTACTGTTCGTAAGTTTAGAAATGCAAAAGGTCGCAAACTTTACTGTGTTGAGTGTCACGATATTATGTGTAAAATTGGTGAGGTCGTTGTTGTTGGGGGTGTAAGACGTTCAGCATTAATTAGTTTATCTAATTTAGGTGACGACCAGATGAGACACGCTAAAGCAGGAGAGTGGTGGAACGCAAATGGACAACGTGCATTGGCAAACAACTCTATTGCGTACAAAGGCAAGCCAGATATGGACACATATATGAGAGAATGGTTAGCTTTGTATGAGTCAAAGTCTGGAGAACGTGGTATGTTTAACCGTCAGGCCGCAGACAAACAGGTTGCAAAAAATGGTAGAAGAGAAGTTGGTCACATGTGGGGAACAAACCCGTGTTCAGAGATTATACTTAGACCTTATCAATTTTGTAATTTATCTGAGGTTGTTGTTAGAGAAACAGACGATTTGGCAACGTTAAGAAGTAAAGTGCGTGTTGCAACAATACTTGGAACGTTTCAATCAACATTAACTGACCTTAAATATATACGAAAGATTTGGAAAAATAATACAGAAGAGGAAAGATTACTTGGTGTGTCCTTGACGGGCATCATGGATCATGGTATTCTATCCAGAACAACAGATTCTAGAATTTGGTTACAGGATATGAAACAAGTTGCAATAGATACGAATAGAGAGTATGCAAAGAAGATTGGTATACCACAATCAACTGCAATTACATGTGTTAAACCAAGTGGAACAGTATCACAACTTGTCGATGCTTCTTCTGGTATTCATGCAAGACACAATGATTTTTACATACGAACAGTTAGAGGAGATAACAAAGACCCACTAACAGAGTTTATGAAAAAAGAAGGTGTTTTTAACGAGCCAGATGTTACAAAGCCAGATAGTGTAACTGTGTTTTCTTTTCCAATGAAATCCCCAAGTGGTGCAATTACTCGAACAGAAATGACTGCTATTGAGCAACTTGAACTGTGGAAGTTATATGCAGACTTGTGGTGTGAACACAAGCCGTCTGTTACAATTTCTGTAAAGGAAGAAGAGTGGATGGAAGTGGGTGCTTGGATGTACAAAAATTTTGATATATCTTCAGGGGTTTCCTTTCTACCCTTTAGTGATCATACGTACAAACAAGCACCATATCAAGATATAAGCGTTGATGAATATAACGAGTGGAAAACTCTTGTTCCATCTAGTTTAGATTGGAATAAATTTTCATCTTACGAAGAAGAGGATAATACAAGTGGATCTCGAGAACTTGCATGTACTGCAGATGCTTGTGAAGTTGTGGACTTAGGTGCATCGTGATTATTGAGATACCGATTAGTAGCGATTATATGAGCCGTGCGAGGGAAAAGGCTTCCCAGATGGGCATCCTACAGGGAAGTATTACAGGTGGCTCTAGGAACGTTTTAGGGGCGATAGGCGAGGTAGTCGTTGCTGATAGTATTAAGGCGAAGGAAGTTAACACATATCATTACGATTTAGTTAAGGATGGTGTGCGGATAGATGTAAAAACGAAGAGATGTACCTCTAAGCCGTACCCAAACTACGACTGTTCTGTAGCGTTTCACGGAACAAAACAAGATTGTGATGCTTATGTGTTTGTCCGAGTCTTAGATGATTTAAGTAAAGCTTGGATTCTTGGTGGCATGTCGAAGGAAGATTTTTATGATAAAGCCACTCTATATAGAAAAGGGGATATTGACACAGATAATGGTTATACATTCAAAGCTGATTGTTATAACATTAGAATAGACAGGTTAAATCCCATACATGAAATTCAACAATAAAACAAAAGCTAAATTATTTACGTTAGAAGCGTACCTGAATAAAGATGGTAACGTAGAATTAAATTACGAAGCAGTTAAACCCGAAGATTTAGAACGAGAACTTAATACAGGGTTTCCTATGTATGATGGCACAAGTCAGGTTGCATCACTGCTTCGTTACTTACGAAAATGTGCAGACGATATTATGAACGGTTCAAGGAATTATATTTAAGCCTTACCGCCCTTTTTAAAACCCATTTTTTTTACAACACCGGGTGCTTCTTTTTTTAAAGCCATCAAACCTTTATTTAGTTTGCCACCTTCTTTCATACCCATATCGTATCTTTTCTTTTCAGTCATGCGACCCATTGGGTTTTCCATGCCTGCCATACCTGTAGTCATTTTTCTATTTTGTTGAGCAAGTCCACCCATTTGCATAGGTTTGCGTGGCGATGCCATGCCCCCACCATACATTTTAGCAGGTCGTTGTCCGTTGTTGTAC